ACACTTGTCGCCAAACATTTCTATCTTGTAGGAAGCCTTTGGATCGGCTTTTAAAGCCTCTGCCCATGCCCAAGCCCATGATAGGTAGGACAAGCCGTTTTTCTTCTCAACGTGGTCGTTGACATTCTTTTTAAGTAACGCTTCTATTGACATATTAACTCCTGTTATATTGTTAAGGTTGAAATTTTCTCATCAATGGCAATAAGTTTCTTTATTGCATCGACACGTTTATCGTAATCAATTACTGACTCTTCGTCATTAGTATTTACCCTAACTACTTTGCCATTTACCAACACACTTGGCATTAGATAAGTTGGCTGGTCAATACCAATGATTGACAACGATCCATAGTCCTCGCCTTCTTCGCAAGGTTTAAAGCTCATTGATCTCCAAGTGTTTGAGTGAACATAAAGATGATGTTTTTCAACATGATCTCTTAACTTTCGCTCAACAGATAACTTATAAGCAAGCCAATCCTTCTTAAACCAGATTGTTTTCTTATCTAACCTGACATACCTTGCAAACAGCTTATCTAAAAATAGACCAGTCATCTTGCTTTTCTCAAAATAACCGCAATACCTAGAGTGCCTTGAACCCCGCATGAATACTGGGTCTTGACCATTTGCAAAGTCCTTTTTTAAATTAAAAGGCAAACTAGAAATCCAAGGCAGCGATTCTAGAGTTTGCTCATCATAGAAATTAGATGGAACAAGGCAAGGTGTGTCTACTCTTTGTGTCCAAAAGTAATTGGAAACATTCACGGGAGTGAACATCAACTTCTCTTGCATATCAGCCGCCAAAACCAACTGCTTTAATTTCTTTGCCTTCCATTTTCTCATGCAACATGGCAAACTTCATTTCCAAGTTAACTGTGTTGTATACCTGTTGGGCATAGTTACAGATCGCTTTTGCTTGACCAGCTTCTTGGTTTCCACTGGCAACATTAAGCATTTGCTCTAAAAGAAATGAACGTAATTCTTTTGTGTTATTTGGTGTTTTCGTAACTTCAGACATATTAACTCCTTTGATTTTCGTATAACTCTTGTTGAATAATCTCTTTTTGTTGGTCAGGATATAAATCCTTGAACTCAATAAAGTCTGCTTCTTGGCAGCAAACTATTCTGTTTCCCTTGATTGTCAAGCAATAAGGACAGTAGTGGATGTCAGAAAACTCTTCCACATAAGTCTGGAAAAGTGTTTTCATCAGTGGAAACTTTCATAAGCCATTGTCCACAGAACATCACCCGCCAGATCGGTGAGCTTGTTTAACTCATCTTCTGTCAATGGTGTTCCATCTTCATAGCATCCACTTGAGAAGTAGGCATCAGAGAAGTCTGGGAAATCTCTGCTATCTACTCCATCTACTTCTAAGTCAACGACCTTTTTTCCATTAAGAATTGGCATATTTACTCCTGTTAAGCGTGGGTTACTGTTTGCCCACACCGATAATGTGCCACAGGTTTTACAGGAAATATCTAGGGATAAACCCTAATAGACAGACTAAAAAACAACACTACTATTCTGACCATGAACATCGAAAAAATTGAACTCCAATGCGCTGAAACATTGCTCGCTTATGCAGAGTCAATGGCTGACGCTTACATCAACCAACCAGAGGACTTAGAAGCCGCTATGACCGCTTTATTTGGTAGGGCAATAGAGATACACCTAAACCGCAAAATCAACCTGGAGAACCTTTACAAATGACCCAAGAAGCAGTGATCAGAGCCTTACAGAATGGCCCACTTACCTCCTATCAACTAGAGGATTTAACTGGCATACCAAGACTGTCCATTGCAGCTTGTTGCACAAAGATGAGATATAAAAAGAAACTAAAGATTGAAAAAGTTAAGATGGGACGTTCATGGGTTTCTCAGTACACCTTAGAGCCACACATGATTGAGGCTGAAAAGGTAGAAGAGCCTCGTGATCTGCTAAACCCGTTTGACATTAGAAACGCTAAAGGCATCTTTTCTAAGTCTGAATATGCTTCTATGAACGCACAGGCTGTTCGTTTGTTTGGCAGAAAACCAACAAATGAAATCACAAATAATCAATTTATTTGATACAATGTTTTGAAACACGGCTAGTTCGGACTAATTACCCGATACGAAAAGAGAAGTCTCCCCTCCTGCCGCAGTTTCTTTTTGGGAGAATTGGAACATGAGACTACTATGCACTACTACAAGTTCAATATTGCCGACTATCGGAAAGACACTGGTCATCTTTCTACAATAGAGCATGGCATTTATCGCCAGTTAATTGATTGGTATTACCTTGATGAACAACCCATTCCAGAGGAAACCCAAGTGGTTATCAGGCGGTTACGTCTGGGTTCTGACGAGGTTAAATTTCTTGAAAATGTTTTGTCAGATTTCTTTGTTTTGGGCAAAACAGGATACAAGCACAAACGAATCGAAGTTGAAATCAAAGATTATCAAGAGCAAGCCGAGAAAAACAAGAACAATGGGAAGCTAGGCGGTAGGCCAAAGAAAACCCAGTCGGTTATTTCTGGGTTGCCAGATCAAAGCCAAAATAACCCTAACCAAGAACCAGGGATGATTGGAAACAACTCAGGAAAGCGAAGAAAGCTCCCGTAACTGAAACTGTGGTTTCAAGTGCTAGACAAGAAGCGTCTAAAGCAAACATGAGTTTTAGCGACTTCCTGACAGTTTGGTGTGCGAGGGGTTCTCAGGGTTTGCAAGCTGAGTGGCTGAAGCCCGAGGAAAAGAATCTAAGCAAGACGGGTCAAATGAACCAAAGAGTTATCTCTGGTTTAACAAGAGGTTTAATCGGAGGTGGCAATGTCAAACTACTTGGAAACTGATTTCTGTACGCAAGACCAAGGATTAGATTACATCTTTGCGAGAATGATGGCAATCTTCGGAACACCATTTAATCGCCACTTTGATGGCATAGACCCAGAGTTTGTTAGACAAGAATGGAAAAACCAACTAGGTCGATTCCTGACATACCGCCCAAGCATGGACTTTGCCATTGCCAAACTAGAGGGTGAGTTTATTCCGAGTGCCATCAAGTTTAGGAATCTTTGCAATCAAGGGCCACACATCCCAACTAAAGAGGTTTTGCAGATCGTAAAGCAATCTACCGAAGCCGATAAAAAAGCAACCCTAGAAGCCAAAGAAAAGGCTAAGAAGTGGCTTGAGAAACATAAGTGGAGGACAAATGAAAGTTCTTCCAATTAACAACTTTGAAGTTGAGCCTTGGTTGCTTGAAAAACACTATGCCAAGCGGATGCCACAAATAATGTTTGCGTTTGGGCTTTACAAAGATGACATTCTGGTTGGCGTAGTGACCTATGGGATTCCCGCCTCACCACCACTTTGCATGGGAATCTGTGGCAAAGAATACTCAGACAAAGTTTTAGAGCTAAACCGAGTCTGTTTGTTGGACAACCACAAAAACGAAGCATCATTCTTGGTTGCGAACTCAATCAAGTTATTGCCCAAACCAATGATTGTGGTTTCGTTTGCCGACACAAGCAAAGGTCATGTTGGTTACGTTTATCAAGCCACCAATTTTCTTTACACGGGTTTATCAGCAAATAGAATTGATTGGACAATCAAGGGACAAGAGCATAAACACGCTAAAACCATTGGAGATGGCCTGACCTTGGCAGAGATAAAAGAACTTCATGGCGATGACTTTTACTATGTCGAGCGATCTAGGAAACATCGTTACATCATTTTTCACGGGTCAAAGACTGACAAAAAAGTCATGAGATCAAAGCTGAAATACGAAGTTATGCCATATCCCAAAGGCGATTCACAGAGATACGACTCTGGAACAACTGTAAAAACTCAACAACTTTTATTTGTATGAACTACTTTGAAGCAATGAAACTTTTAGACAAAGTTAAAGAGGGTGTTCCTTACCCCTTACACCTGATAAACACAGCACTGGAGTTAACTGGTGACTTGGAGTAGAAGAAGCATTCAAGGCGATAGAGTAATTCTTGAGCAAGCCGAGGCAAGAGAGCTTTATCGTAATTGGGAATCAAGCCGTAATTCTGACCTGATTAGAGCAAGACTTGAACGGGCAGAGCGAATTTATGGCACTGGTGCTAGAGACAGAATCCGAGCATACATGGCACAAATGAGAGATGGGACACTTGAATGACTTTTATGGTTAACTTTATGGTTGAAGGAACGCCAGTTCCAAAGGGTAGACCAAGGTTTGCTAGAAGGGGTAAATTCGTATCAACTTACAGCCCCAAGACTACTGTTGACTACGAAACTAAGGTTTCAGAAGCCGCTAGGCTCGCAATGGGTAGCTCAAACCCTCTACAAACGCCTGTGGGAGCTTATATCTACATAACCTTGCCTATCCCAGCCAGTTACAGCAAAAAACGCATACAAGCTTGTTTATCAGGAGAAGAGCGCCCGACAAAGAAAAGCGACATAGACAACTTTTGCAAGGCAATTTTTGACGGCATGAACGGGATTGTTTTCCTAGATGACAGCCAAGTAGTGTCGCTTCATTCAACAAAGGTTTACGGCACAGTTGGGATGGTGGAAGTCATGGTGAAAGAAGAGCTGATCTAAGGGTTTGTCCTAGTAGAAAAAGAAAAAAACAAGCGTAAATTAACAGTTTTTAACAGGAGTGAATCATGAGTACATGGGAATTTGACACAACCACAGGTGCAGGTAGCGAGATTGTTACTGTCGTTTATGAATATGAAAACGATGGAGAGACAACCTATAACGAGTCCATCAAAGAGGTTTGGTTTGAGGGTCGCAATGTCATAGGGCTTTTCTCTGACGAACAATTCAAAGAATTAGACATTGAGGCAGCTATGCGGTTTCAGAATCACAAACTCAACTACAAGCTGGAGGATGTATGAACAGAGAAGACATTATTCACATGGCAAGAGAGGCAAAGTTTTTCACGGAAGAATGGGGTGATGGTTTGCATCATGTTTGTGTTTACAATTTTCAGGGCAGTGAAACAGAAATAACCGAAGAACTCCAGCGCTTTGCCACCCTTGTCGCTTCTGCCGAGCGTGAGAAACACAAATGGGATATTCACTCATGTAGCCCAACTTGTAATCGTTATGCGTGTGTAGCAACTCGGGAGGCGGTGCTTGCCGAGCGTGAGGCGTGTGCAAAGGTGTGTGAAACTTTTGACCAACGAGAAGCATTTAATGATGAAGATATGGCCGTTGCTGATGCTTGCGCTGATGCCATCCGAGCAAGAGGACAAGCATGAACGAACCCACCAAGGCCATCCAATACTTAATCGATACCGCACCGCTTTACTCAAAGGCTAAAGCGACTCGAATGTACTTAGAGGAATTCAGGAAAAGCCGAAAAGCTCAGCTAATGTCACAAGCAGGGACTGAAGTTTTAGGAAAGCAGGAAACCTACGCCTATGCTCACCCTGACTACATCCAAATTTTAGAGGGTATCAGGGAAGCAGTCGAATTAGAGGAACGTTACCGCTGGCTAATGACGGCAGCACAAACCCGCATTGAGGTGTACCGCACCGAGCAATATAGTGCTAGGCATGAAATAAAAAACACCCAATAATGCAAAGCAAAAACAAGGCTAAACCTACCGCAAGTGAGAGATTACACATCGCTAGAATCAAGGCCATGTCGTGCGTTATTTGTGACGCATCAGCCCCTAGTGAATGTCACGAGATCAATCAAGGCCAATGGTTCACATCAATGCCACTTTGTGCAGATTGTCACAGGGGCAGCTTGAATGGAATTCATGGGCAGAAGCGTTTGTGGAACGTCTATAAAATGGATGAAATGTCAGCACTAAATGAAACCATACGCAAACTAAGCGAGGAAATGCCCTTTAAAGCCACTAAAAGCCCCTTTTAAGCCGTTTTTTTTGGTTTGTCTATACCAACTATGCCTGACGTAAAAAAAGAGCTTATAGCCCCTTAAATTTTAGACAAGAAAAAACCCGCTTTTTAGGGCGGGTTATGGGTTTATCGTTTTGTAAGTATTCGGATAATTAGGGCTATCGTTGCATAAATCATTCAAACCCCACAAATTCTAAAGCTTCAAATTTGCAAGCTTCAACCTGATCAACTGATAACCCGAAGGCTATTTTTTCCGCTAATTCGCTGGCCTGATCTGCTTTTTTATCATTGGGAGCGGTAAGGGCCAAAATTAGGCATTGTGTGAGCGCTTCAATTTGGCTCATGCTATTTCGTCCTCATAAATGCCTTGAGTGAGTTCCTGAGCTACAAATTCAGCACAAAACCAAAGAACAGCATTCGCAAAACTCTGAAAATGACCTAGTTCTTTGGTCACATAATCGGGATATTCGCCTACTTGTTCCCGATAATCTTCTAAAATTTCATGCAATTCACTAGCAAACTTTTTATAAATTGCCTCTGTTTCCGTGTAGTAGATCATCCCTGAGACACCGCCAGTGCATCCATGATTCGCCATGTCAGCAAGGGAATTTTGATCGTAATTGTCTGATAACCATTGAGTAAAATCGTTTTTCATGTTTCCGCCTATTAAAAAACCTGCGAATTGCAGGCCACAAAACCCCTAAAAAGAGGCTTTGCAGTCTGAAATTAGGCGGTTTCAGTAGCTTCTACGGGCTTAACTGAGGGCAAATAGCACCATTCAGGCACTTTAGCGGGTGCAAATTCACGGGTAGGCATGATAACCCCGATAAATGCGTCATCCATCTGAGGGAAAGAGACAATAGAAGATTGACTACCCCGTTGCAAAACCATGGGAATTTGACGTTTTCCGTACAGTTCCTCAGATACATCTACAAAACGGACTAAAAGGTCAGGGTTAAAAGTGGCGGGTTTTACGTCCTCATCCTTGATAACCATGGGAATCACTCGATCAGCATCAGGAAACCTTGCATCATGGGCAGAAAAACGGGTTGTCGATTGACTATCAATGCACTCTACTGCAAAGCCTTCTACTGAAAAACTGAGCCATTCATCACCTTGCTTTTTTGTGCCCTTGAGCTTTGAGAGTGCCTCAGTAGGCAAAACAACATTTTGCTTTGTGTCTGACCTAATGCCATCGATAAGCAAACGGCCTAAAACGTGCCCGTCAGTAGCTTCTATATACGTGCCCCGATTGTCACGAACTACGTTGATACCTTGCAAATAGTATCGAATATCTTTTTTAGCCGCTAAGTGAAGCATGGCACGGATATCTTTGCGTTTGATTGAAAATTTCATTTTGAAGCCTTTTGAATTGAAATGATGCGACAGTGCATCGAATAAGCCCAGCCCGTGAGCTTACCCGCTAGATTGTCAGTTTTCAGGATATATCGCAACTGAGGTAAACCCGTAGTCCCATTGTGTGAGGTTTCCATCTTGCAAGGCATCAAAAGCCCTAATAATTGTGGCTTGAGTTGCGTACACTTGCAAACGGGCAAACGATAAAGCCTCAGTGATAGAACTAAAGGTTTTCTCTGAGTTGCCTTGAATGTGAACGATAATTTTCATGTGAAGCCTTTATTTAATCAAAATATCAAAATAAGCCATGAGGCCGATACAGAGACAGAGTCCCAATGCGATTGCCGTCAAGTAGTCTAAAAAAGTGTTTTTCATGGTTTAGACCTTTCCAAGTACTGATGTAGTCAATTTAAAGGCTATAGAAGCCCTCTCTGAGCGTGAAAACGATTGTCTCATTGCCAGCCAGTCAGTCAGTCGCATAGTGTTCGCTACAAAGTCGCAAATTGTCAGTGTTGGAATGTTGCCAGTGCATTGTGCATGGTGCATCGTATAGCGCAGGCCATTGTCTCTAATTGATCTGCGAATCGTTTTGTAAGTTGTTTTATCCATTTTGAAACCTATTGAAGTTGATAAAAGAGAAGGCTAAAAATCTACCCTCTCACATATATAGCATAAAAGAAACGTGCCAACTCCCGTAAGTTGTTGATTCTATTGACCCCTCCAAAACCCTATAAGTATTTACCATTAGAATTAAAGTATGCAATAATTAAATAATTCAATTTCTAGGCCGAAAATGGGAAGACCCTCAAACCCTCAGACCCGATACTTTCAAAGAACACTGTCAGACCCTCAGAGAATGATACTTCTGGCGGCGGGAAAAGGTAATTTATGCCGTGGGTTTGAGAACGTATTAGACCTATACAGTGAAGCTCACAATAAAGGTTTCCGCCCAGGCATGGAATTGAGTATTTTAAATATTAGGTCGGGAACAACAAACAGCCCTGATCCAAGTGAACCAGTAAGGGAAACAGTAAGGGAATAGACAAGGGATAGATAAGACTAGATCAATTCAAGTACATCAAATTAGGTGCA